TATCCATATATGCGATTATTTTATTTATTTCAACTTTCTTTTGTTCAAGACTCATAGAACTATTTTGAATTTCCATTATTCTATTATTAAGTCTTGCTACTTCAGTTCCACCTATATTTTTCCCTAACATTACAATTTTTTCTTCTTCAGACATTCCAGAAAGCTCAGCAATATGTTCTATTGTATCTCTCATATATTGATAATTTTCTTTTGCTTTTTCATCATCGTTTAAACCATATTTAGATCCTATAATTCTTCTTTGTTCTAATGTAGCGAGTGCTATGTCATTTTGTTCTTTTACATAATATTGATTCCTATCTTTTTGCATCTTAATTCTGCCTTGATTATGATTAATATCTAAATTTTTCATAGTTAGAGTTTTTTCATTCATGTCAATATATTTATTTTTTTGTACTAATTCTTTTTTTGATTTAAGCATTTCATCATAATCTTTTAAATATTCTTCATATCTATCACCATATTTATTATTTACAGTGGCCCATTTTTCTTCAAATTCAAGTTCTTTATTTTTTATTGATAAATCAAGCAAGTTTTTTTCATTATTTAATTTTAATTGTTCTGCTTCCTTTGCTATTTTTTCTACTGTCTCTAAAAGCATATTTTCATGAACTGGAATTTTAGCTGGACTTTTTACAGATACTCCTTCAACACTTGTCGGATTTAATAAGAATCTACTTTGTATATCAACTGTTATAGGTGAAACATTTGCTCCTGTTCTTTCTTTCATTATTTCTTTTTCTATAAATTCATTAGCCATTTAATCCTCCTATTCCACCGAAACCTTTAAAATCAAAGCTTTTGTGTTTCCATATTTTTTCAAAATTATTATCATTATTATAAGTTCCTGGAATTTCTTTTATATTTTCTTCTACTCTAAGCTTATTTTTGTATCTATTTATGTAGTAATCTTTTCCAGCATCTAAAATCGTTTTAGTTATTCCATTAATCCCAGCAACTCTAGTATCCCAACCTTGATTTACTAATTGTTCTCCTGCCATATTTCCGTTTTCTATAGTTTGATTTAGTTGAGCTAAATCTCTTTTTAATTGTAATTCAGCTTGTGAATATGCAGTTAAATAATTTTGATTTATTCCTTCTTGTGTCTTATTATAATTTAATCCACTTTGATAGTAATAATTATTTGTTTGATTTTCTAATTCATCTATTTCATTTGTTTGATTTTGTATAAGAGTATTTGCTTTATCATTAGCTTCTAATTTAAGTTTATTAATACTATCATTTTGTATAGAGCTACTTTCAACATTTTTTATATTATTAAAAGCTAATTTACTTTTAATATTGGTAATTTCTTGCTCCAAATTTTCTCTTGCAGAAACATACCCAGATAATACTCCTCTTAAATTTCCTTCCAAAGCTCTACCTATTTCTTTTTGATTATATTCAAATTGTATTTTTGCTTGATCATCTTGATATTCTTTAATCTTTTTTATAGAAATTTTATTGTTCTCAAAACTTTCTCTCAAGTCTTTTTCTTTAGTTCTAAGCTTTCCGTATATAGACTTAACTTCTTCTCCTGCATTTATAATTTTTTTTCCTTGTTTGTATATTCCAAAACCTTGCCCAATTCCCAATGCAAGATTCATTAATTTTAATCCCATCATATTTAAATCACCTCTTAATCGCTGACAACATCTATATTTATATCTATCCCTAAAATTTCAAATATTTTATTATTTTCATTAGAGATAATTTCTATATTAAATCCATTTAATATTTGAAAGCTTGTTTCTATTTTAAATACGCTAAATAAATCATCATCTATCGCACTTTTAGTTATCATAGTATTATTAATTTTAATTCCCTTTATTGCTGCCTTATCTTCATTCAATACCTTAATAAATACTCTTACAACTCTTGAAGAATAATCATTACTATATTTCCCCCCTTCTCTAGTTTTTAAATATGGCGGATTGATTCTTAGAATAGATTTACTTACGTTTTCATCACTTTCAATCATTATTTTATTTTCACCTAAAATAATTCCATTTATTATTTTTATGTTATTAGTATTTTCTGAAAGGTTTAACGAGTATCTTCTAAACATTTTATAGTCAAGTTGTTCATACATAAATAACTTATCTATAATTTCTTTTTCTTTTCTGCAAGCAACTAAGTAGTATTTATTGTTATATTTTAATTTAAATATATTGTCAAATTTAGAATTTATCTCGTATTTTTCTACGAGCGCTGTTGAATAACTTTCTATTCCTTGTGAACTAGGTAATTGCTCAATACTTCTTAAATCATCTGTTGCAGTGAGATAATAGAATACATTGTTTAATAAAGCTCCTTTATTTTTATATGAATATTGACACTCTTCATGACAAGGTAATTCTGAAGCAATGAATACACTATAACTATTTGATGTTAATATGTTATTTGTCGATACTACATAAACTCCTTTTGATGTAGTAATATACATTTTATCAGCTACATACATATCATAAATATGTGGGTATATATTATCTATTGGATTTGGTTTAAAAAAGAAAGCACTATCTAATTGAGTATTATTCCTAAAATCTAAATAATCTGATTTTTTAGAAAAGTATAGAGATCCATTATTAATTATTACTAACCTATCTTGGTAAACTCCAATTGTTGTAATATTTTCATTTACTTTTATTAATTCACCAAATGTAAGATCACCAGTTCCATTTCCCCCAAATGAAGTAAAATAATTCCCTTTATATAATGAATCATATTTTTCTCCACTAAGAGTTAATAATGAATTGCCAATATAATAATTTTTATTCCCAGTTATATTTTTATAATTATGAAAAACTCCAAAAGTCATTCCATCAGTAGCACCTTCTATATTGTCTTTAGATACAGATGCCTTATATTCTTTATATATTCTTGAAAGTCCTATATTACTTCCAGCCATTTTTATAACTCCAGCAGACACTTCAAGTTGCGGATTTTCAAAAGTTCCTAGTATAGATACTCTGATTTCTGAGCCAACTCTATAAGCTCTATAAATATCCATTCTTATAGGATCTTTATCCTTAACTGGTAATTTAATAAGACTTAAAAAATTTGATACTCCAACTGCTCCAGTATCCTTATTAAATTCAAAGACATAATTATTTGGCCCAATTACAAATAATTTATCGTCACACATCTTAGCTATTCTAAAATTTCCTATATTTGTATTATTAATAGAAAGTTGTCTTCCTAATGAATTGTTAGTTTTTTCATATGTTGCTACTTTATTATCGTTTGTAATACAAATATAAAAATTATATTTAGTATCAATTATTTCCTTAATATTATGGTTAAAATTAGAGATAGCCAATTTCTTAGCTATCTTCAAATTTCCCATTTCATTTATTATTAAATTTTCTATTTTTTGAGCAGACTGTTGATATATTTCACTTTCTCTTAATCCACCTAGTCTCTCTCCAACTTCTCCATATGTAAACATATTATTACTAGTTATAAGCATCATTCATCACCCCAGAATTGAAATCCTTGTTGTGAAACTACATCATTTTTCAATAAAGTAACTTCATTAGTTAAAAGCTCTAAAGATTTTCTATAAGTATTATATGCAAATGCCATTTTTCTAGCTGTCATTGCTACAATCAAATTAAATAAATTATCTGGAATTTCTGATAAATCTATTCTTCTACAATATTGAATTTTTATTTTATCACTAGTTGAATATATAAATTCATTTTCTAACCTATAATCATTATTAGCTCTTAAAATATTTAAACAATCGATAGGTTTATTAAATCTGTATTCATCATCAACTTTTCCATAATTTGTAAGTTCTACTGTTACAGCATTAAAAAGAAAAGCAGATGAATATGCAATATTATTTACTACACTATCTAATTGCTCTCCACAAGTTATGTAGATATCACTTTTATTATCGTTATATATTGTGTTTTCTCCTAGCTTCAGTAATACATCTTTTATAATTGATCCTCTATCCATTTTGTCTCCTATTACAATTTAATAAATGGTCACAAATTTTTTGATAATCTGCTTCTACTTTATCTCCTAATTTTGTTATCATAGCTTTTATTTCATCTTTCTGTTTCTCTGAACTTTCTTTTATTTCTTCAAGTTGTTTTTCTAATTTTTCACGTTCTATATAATATGTTTCTTTTTTTA